GCAGGCAACGGCGCCATCAACTGGCGCGCTGTACAACAACAATACGCACCCGATGTGTATTGGGAACGTGTCAGACAGCATTTACCCTATGTTTGGAACAGGTGGTACCGGGTACATTGACGAGTTCTCATTTGATGCGAACAACGCTGTGTACACTGCGCCATTCATTCCACCTGCGGCTCCAGGCTCAGGTGGTGGAATCGTGCTTACGAACAATTTCGCGATCTCATCTCCGACTGAGCCGTCTACGGTAGGAAATGGTGTATCATCGTATGGCGTATCAGCGGTGTACGGTGTAGCTCCACCTCCAGTTTTCTTTGGTGTCAGCACGACATTGATGCTCTCATATGGTGCTGGACTGCGAGCGCCTAATAACACGCGTGGTCGAAATGATTTCGTCACTGGTGTTCTCGGCTCTGGCGTCGGACGAATCGACGGTGTTGTGCAAGTTCCTGGTACGCCAAATCAGCCAGTGAAGCGTCGTGTTCGTCTGTACAGGCAAGAAGACGGATACCTTGTGCGCGAGGCCTGGAGTGATTCAAGCACTGGGGCGTTCTCATTTGACTACGTTGACGAGAAACAGCTGTACTACATCTGCGCATTTGACCACACGAATGCGTTCGTTGGGCTGATCGCTGACAACTTAACGCCATCCCTGCTTGAAACTTCTACTGTTGACGCATACGCAGGTGCTCTGAAGAGACTGATCACGATCACTGGCGCAGGTGGTGCAGGTACAGGATACGCTATGTTGTTCAAGATTGGGGAGAGCAGCGGTTCTGCCGGCTCCGATTTCAACCTTGAAGCTGTTACAACGACGTTCCCACTTGATAAGAACATCCCTGGCGATGTGCAGTTCACTGACGTCAGTGGAAGCCCGCTTCCACAGTGGGTCGAGCAAGTCACCGGGACGGCACCGAATCGTGTTGCATGGTTCTGGGTTAAAGTTTCGGCCGATCTGAGTACAACGCAGTCGATTTACTGCACGTACCGGAATGGTATGAGCACCGCAAGCAATGGCAATACCGTGTTCCTGTTGTTCGATGACTTCGATGACGGCACGCTCGATACTGGAAAGTGGTCGAACGTCACTGGATCAGGCAGTTATGTAATCTCCGGTTCTGAATTCGTACTCACCGGTACTGGTGTTGGTCGCGCGCTTTATTCGGCCACGACGTTCGGTGATGGAATGGAAGTGGTTGGTAAGGTCGGACCATCGGCTACCTCGCTGAGCTACAACGGTAAGTTCGGTTTCGAAACGCAGTACATCTTCCAAAATGACTGGGACAGCCAAGGATCATCGGAAGTTGTAGTTGGCCCATCGACTAAGACACAACTTGACGCGCGCTATCAGACCACGTATTACAGAATGCGAATCCGGCGTGCGGGTGGCGCAGGTAGCATGTTGGTCAATGACGTGGTGAAGCATACACAAGGTTCTGGGATTGGGACTTCATCTGTGCCAGTTTGGCTGATGAACGTGTATGACGCCACTGTTGCCGGTAAGGTTGATTGGATCGCAGTCAAGAAGTACATGCTCACCGAGCCTACGTACTACTCGGCCGACACCTCCATTCCTGCGGCGACTACCGTGATCAACATGACTTTCGATACCGGGAACGGTTCGACTACGTTCACGGATACTGGTTCACAAGCATCAAGTTGGCAGATCGGTACGGGCGCGGTTCAGTGTTCGACGACAGCGGTTCTTGAAGGCGTTTCATCGCTCTTTGTTCCTGGTGGTGGCTTCGCCTATCTGTACACTACAGCGTACTCCGCGAACATGCTTCCAGCTACCTCAGACTTCTCGCTGAAATTCAAGGCGCGTTCGTCGTCATGGCTGCGCTTTGACGCTTCTGGGTGCTATTTGATCTCGATTCAGGGCGCGGTAGGAAATGGAGCAGACACGCAATTCGCGATCGCAACGAATCTGAATACATATCTGGCATTCGCGTATAGTGACGGCACGACGCGTTCAGCAGTGACTGGGACTACTCCTGTCCCGGTGAATGTGACCGTGTCATTCGAGTTCAAGCGAGTAGGCAGTACACTCTCATTGCTGATGAACGGCGTGCTTCAATGTTCTGCTACTCTGTCTGGCGCGTTGAACGTGCCGTCTGGTCAGCAGTGGCGAATCGGTGCACCGGCCGGTGCACAAGGCGGTGCATTTAACGGGATGTATTTCGACTCGCTCTCGCTTACTGTTGGTTAACCCGAGCCCATTGCTGGGACGCTCTGCAGTTGTACACTCGTTACAATTGACAGATGCAGCAGAAGCTACTTCGGGATCTCATTGAAACGCAAGTCCATCTCGGTCAGGAATCCTCGACCGGGTTCAGGGCCGTGCGATGCGCGAGCTGCAATGACCACAGTGAAAGAGCGGGGTTCAAGTTCGACGGTGAGACTGTCGGGTACTCTTGCTTCAACTGCGCGGCAAAGTTCAGGTACGAGGAAGGGAGTGGCAAGCTCGGGCGATCAGCGAAGCGGATCCTTGAGGCGTTCGGTATCTCTCAGAATCAACTGAATGAAGTCACTGGCTCAAGCTTCTTCAACAAGAGTCAAGAGCCGAAAGAGATCACTTTGGAGTCAATGGCTCCGAAAGTCAGGCTGTTCACGCCTGAAGTCGCGCTCCCTCCGAAATCGCATCCGCTAGGTTCACCATTCGCTGATGAGCTTCAGGCTCCGATCATTGAGTACCTGATGAAGCGAAAGATCGATCCACTGGAGGTCCAAGCACATTTCAGTCTCGATCCGAAATTCCTGTACCGAGTGATCATGCCTTGCATGAGAGAAGGTAAGGTCATTTACTGGCAGGCTCGGACGATTCTGGATGGCGTGAAGCCGCGGTACATGTCGCCTGGGATCAACAAAGACGCGGTTCTCTGGGGGTACGACAATCTCTGGCGCGATCACGATCAGCCGCTGTTCTGCACTGAAGGTATCTTCGATGCAGCAGCCCTGAACGGTGTTGCGTTACTGGGATCGAAGTTGAACGAATCGAAGCTCGAGGTTCTGAATCGGTGCAGGCGACGGAAGATCGTTGTAGTCGATCGCGATGATAATGGTGGAGAGCTTGCGCAACTCGCGCTTGAGAACAAGTGGGAGATTACGTTCCCACCCGCTGGTGTCGATGACGTGAACAAGAGTGTCCAGAAGTACGGACGACTGCTGACAATCTGGACCCTACTAAAGAACGCTACAGTCCCACAAGGGCTGAAGGCCGCCGATGGTCTGGCCGTACAATCAAAGCTTGCTCTCGGAATGGAGCTAGCACTCGCAAAATTATCTAGAAGGAAATAATGGCAACATTCAACATTGCAATCAGCTTCGAAGTCGAAGTTGGAACCTATGACGCGGCCCATGAGATGGCGGCCACGATCTTGGAAGAAGTGGATCACTTCAGCGCAGGCACAATTACTGGCGTCGTGATCGATGTCGAACACGCAAGCGGAGACCTGGATGAGTGATGTCATGATCGACGACATGGCGCAGAAGCTATATGTCTCGAGCATGCTGGGGAATCCCGCGCTGTTCGCGCGTGTTCAACATCTTCTGAAGCCGTCGTACTTCGACGCGCACTTGCAGGACGGAGTTTCGTTCATGCAAGAGTTCTATCAAAAGCATCGCGGTGTGCCGAGTCAACCAGTTTTTCACGCCAGTACAAAGCTCGTAATTGAGCCAACAAGCTTGCCCGCGCAAGACCTGCAGTTCGTGGCTGAACAGATCGCATCGTTCTGCCAGATCAGAGCCGTCACTGAGGCTGTTCTGCAGTCTCCAGCTCTGATCGAGAAAGGCGATTTCGGTAAGATGGTTCAACAGATCAAGCTCGCAGCTCAGGTGCAGCTTCACAGCGATCTGGGTGTCGAGTACTTTGCAGACCCGGTTGGTCGACTCGAAGAGAGCGAATCGTCTGAAGTGCTGATCCCTACGGGTTGGGATACGGTCGATGAGATGATCGGTGGCGGTGTTGGCCGACAGGAGCTCGTGCTGTTCACTGCGAACTCTGGTGGTGGTAAGTCTGTTGCGATGCTGAACATGGGGTACAACCTCCTGAAGTCAGGTCTGCACGGCGTGTACATCTCGCTGGAAATGCGTGACAAGGTCGTGGCAAAGCGTCTTGACTCGATGATCTCTCGGATCGCGGGTAAGAACATCTTCGCGAACAAGCTCAAGGTCGGACAAGAAGTTGAGCTCGCTCGTGAAAAGGGTTTCGGCCGGTTCTTCATCAAGCGAATGCGCGAAGGTTCGACCACAGCCGATCACATCATCTCGTACCTCCGAGAGCTCGAAGCAGTTCATGGCTTCAAGCCAGACTTCGTGATCGTGGACTACATCGACTTGATGGCCTCGGTGCAGAAGACGAGTGGAGACAACATGTTCACGAAGGACAAGTACGTCACTGAAGAAGTTCGAGCGATCGGCTTTGACTTTGATTGCTTGATGATCTCGGCTTCTCAGCTTGGACGTGGCGCGATCGAAGCGACTCAAGAGCAGAAGAGCATCGGCCAGAACCACATTCAAGGTGGTATCTCGAAGATCAACACTTCGGACTTGGTGATTGCACTGGTGAAGGACGAAGCGATGGACGCGGCTGGTGAATACCGGTTCGAGTTCCTGAAGTCGCGGAACTCGAACGCCGTGAACAAGAAGCTCACGATGCGGTGGAACCACGAGGCTCTGCTGATCACCGATGCTGGTCTGAATTTCGTGTCAGCGGCGGTTCGCCCGGCTCTCGGCAAGACACCAGACAAGAAGGGTCCGCGTCA